ATCGTATCTTTTTGTTTTATCAGCATATCCACCTTTTCTGTTTGTCATATTATAAGGAGGAGATGTAATTACCAAATCTACTTTTTTCTGCAATTCGTTTCTTTGCATTGTTATTAAACAATCTTCATTAAATATTTTATTCATTTTACTTTATTTTAAATTTTTATTCCCCACCACACAAAAAGAAAGAAAAAGGTTTCGTCTTTCAAATCAAGTTCTGTGCTATAAATTCACACCAGCTTATAACATCGTATAAAAAACATTAAAACGATTTTTTATACGCAAATCGTTGTGCAACATAGCTACACATTCGCTTTCAATTCAAGCTCTTTGCCAGTAATCGCAAAAAATAGATTCTGCAATTCGTGAACACACTTGTATCTAAACCACTCTTCATACGGAAATAAAGTCACCTCTATAAATCCGTTTTTTTCGCCACTGATAATTGATAAATCGCAATACTTGTTTTTATTCAATTCAAGCGTGTAATAGTATCCACTATCATCACTTAACACTTCCTTTTTGAACCCAAAATCATTTAACCATTTTTCACTCAAATGAATTGGTTGGGTATGTTTGTAGTCATAACCATTATTGTAACCTTCAAGTCTTACAGCATCCCGCCAAACCTCAGATATTTTTCCAATTCTGTTAGGCTGTTTAACTATATTTCCTACTCTATAATTTTTTGCTTCCATTTCGTTTTTCAATTAAAATTTGTACTAAACAATCCGCTACGATTGCACAACAATGGCTATACATCATTAAAACGACCGCATAGCCGTAGGCTTTAAAAACAAGCGTGAACTGAATCTATTAAAGCAAACGCATTAAAATGTACTAAATTAGAATCGTTGTATTTCACATGCCGCAAAAGATTTTTTAACCTAATTGTGCCGCCGTGCTTTAACCATTGTCCAAACTCGTTTCTTAACTCTTTATTCTTATAGCTTTTTTCTGCTAAGTCGCTTAAAAAAACTTTTGATACGAAGTAGCTTTCGTCAACTTCATCTCGTTGAATAACGTAACATTTTAATGCTTCATCAAACTTGTTACTTAGTGCATATAATTCTTTGTAATCCATAATAAACGCCATTTTTTAACAATATGTAAAGTTCAGAGCAAATATACAATAAAATTTGCAACTACAAAAATATAATTACAAATAAAATTAAATCAACTCATTATCAACAAGTTAAGCATTTTTAATAAAAAAAGTTATCTTTTTTTTGCGATGTATTACTTTTTGTATTACATTTGCTCTATAAACTTTTAAAAACAAACAAAATGAAAAGACAACCAACTAATATTAACTGGAATTGTGAAGAAATATTAAACACAGAGCCAGAAAGCACAATAAATGATAATTGGACAGTATCATTTGATTATAACGGTTATAATGTTAATGCAATATGCAATATTTACATACAAGTTGAAAAATCAACAGAAAGCGGAGGTAGTGGAGTTTATGGCGGAGAAGATTGCGAAACTATTACAAGTTATAATGTTACAGAAGTTTATTTAGAGCTTATTGAAATGTTTTACAATGATGGAGATGATTTTAAGGTTGATTTAAAAGAGTTTTATGAGATAGAAGAATTTTTAAAAAATGATTTAGATATACAATTTTAATATTATGGAAAAGAACGAATATAAAAAAAGAGATGCAAACGGTAATCAATTACCAGAGCAAATAGGCAAAGGCTTAAATTTAGAGCATTTAGCTAAAGTAAAAGAAGCAAGAGAAGTTAAGAATAAAACTATAATAGCTAAAGTAACAACTTCATTTAAAGAAAAGTGGCAAAGAAAATTAAAAGAGCATAATCTGGATGAAAGTACGGTCATTGTAAAGTTAGCAGAGATAATAACAAATGATAGTGATTTGTATATGAGTTTATTATCTGAAAATGTTGAGCTAAAACAAACTAACAAAGAATTAATTAAAAAACATATAAAATGAATAAAGAAAAATTAACAGAGCTTTATAAAAAGTACAATCTAACAAAAGATGATGTGTTTAAGCATCAACACTATATAATAATAACCAGAAGCGGAATTGATAAAATACAAGCTAAGGCTAAAATTGATATAACATACGATGTTGTTAAGTGCGAAAGAGATTATTGTGTAGTATTAGCAAATGGCAAGCATAATGAATTTTACATCCAAACTTTTGGTAGTGCTTTAAAAGGCAAAGATTTTAAAGACGGTAATACTAATAGTTGGTATGTTATGGAAATGGCTGAAAAAAGAGCAATGTCAAGAGCTGTATTAAAACTAACTGGATTTTATGAATTAGGGGTGTTTGGCGAAGATGAAAGCGAAGATTTTAAAAAGAAATAATTATGAAAAGTAGCAAAGAATTTTTTGAAGAGTTAAGAGAGGGAGATGAATACCTTTCTTGTATGATGACTAAAGAAGTTTATAGTGGTATAGATTTAGAAAATAGAGAAAGAATAGTCATTACAACAGTTAGACAAAAGAACTCTAAATTTAAAGAAGATGAATATCACAAAGAGTTATTAAAAAAGAAGTCTAAAATAGATAAAGAGTTAAGAGATTACGAATTTAACATTAATCACAAATGAGTATAATTAGACAAGTAACTTTTGATAAAGCTAATAGAAGAAAAGATAGAAGTGTTAGTTTAACCTTTATAACTTCATTAGAGCAATCAACAGATGAGTTTATGGAGTTAGATAGCATTTTAAACGAATCAGGTGTGTTATTTTTTAAATCTAATGGTAATCTAACAAAAGAAGAAGTAAAAGAGTTAGAAAGTACAGAAATAGAAAATGAAGGCAAAACTAAAAGCCAAAGACTAAGAAATGTATTATATATTTTACATAAACAGTCGAAAAGTAATCAATCATTTAACGACTTCTATGCTGATAAAATGGAGGGGATTATACAACATTTTAAAGATAAATTATTATGAACTACAAAATAATAACACAAACAATGTTAGCTTTATTATTCTTTTTCTTAATTGGAGGAATAACTAAATTAAAAAATGATAATGAAGCGTTACAATATGAAAACAAGCGTTTAAAAGAAACATTAGAAGAAAAGCAAGACAGCTTAATAATGATGTATGAAAATGATTTAAAGGCTTTAGAAATTATAAATAATTATGAAAATAAAATATAGAAGAAAGTTAGATAAGCTAACAAATAATGAATTAGAAAATTTAATATCAAATTTCACTTTAGATGAAATAGCTATTAATTTTGATATTTCTAAAAGTTCAATACAAGCTGTTTATAAGAGTAGAGGAATGTTTAAGGGTAATTCTCCAAGATTTATTCATGATGAATTTTCAAGTGAGGACTATATTAAATCTTATAATGCGTGGATGAATAGTAAGGAAAGATTATATTTACAAACAATTAAAAAACAATAAATTATGAAAGGAAAAATAACACAAATTTTAGAAGTAGAAACAGGTACAAGTAAATCAGGTAAAGAATGGAAAAAAGGAGGGTTTGTTATTGATAACGGAAACCAATTTAACAATACTGTTTGCTTTTCACTTTTCGGAGATGATAAAATAAATATGATTAAAAATTTTAAAGTAGGTCAAGAAGTTGAGGTTGCTTTTAATCTATCATCAAAGGAGTTTAATGGTAAATGGTATCATAATATTGATGCTTGGAAAGTTATGGCTGCTGAAGAAAATAAGCCTGCTGACTTAAATAGTAGTGATGATTCAGGCGACCTACCTTTTTAGAATAGTAAGCCCTAACAAACTAAATTTTATTAATAACTTAAAAACAGCTGGGGAGCTGAAATTGGTTGATAAAAAGAAAAGTTAGGGCTTTTTTATTTTTTTTTAATACATTTGTAATATGTCAGCTAATAAATGGATAAGACTTACTAAAGGTCAGAAGCAAAGAATGATTGACTTATATCAATCGTCTTTATCTAAAAAAGAAGTTCAAGAGATATTATCAAAAGAGTGGGGGTGCACAGTTAGAAGTGTCAGAGAGCAAGCTAAAAAGCTCAATTTAAACTTACTTCAAACAAATATCAAGAACGATAAAATAATGGTTTATGATATTGAAACAAGTCGAGTTACTGCTGATTTGTGGTGGACTGGCAAACAATATGTAAACTATAAACAACTAAGCGGAGAGCCTAAAATAATTTCTATAAGCTGGAAATGGTTAGGAGATGATAAAGTACACGCCTTGACTTGGGATAAAGACCATTGCGACAAAAAGATGCTTGAAAAGTTTTTGCCAGAATATAATAAGGCTTTAATGGTTATAGGTCAAAATAATAATATGTTTGACAATAAATGGATAGCAACAAGAGCAGCAAAGCATAGACTACATATAAACAGATTTGTTAAGTCTTTTGATATTTATAAAATGGCAAAAAGTGTGTTTAGATTGCCGAGTTATTCAATGGACTATATGGCTCACTTTTTTGGATTGACACCTAAGCAAGAGCATGAAGGAATAATCATGTGGGAGAAATGCGAAAAGGGAACTCCAAAAGAGCAAAAAGAATACCTAAAAAAAATGGTTGACTATAATAGAGCTGATATAGTTACAACAGAAGAATTATATTTAACATTACAACCTTATTTTAATAATGTTACCAATTTGGGAACTAAAATGGGAGAACCTAAATGGGTTTGTCCGATTACTGGAAGTAGAAATGTGAAATTGCAAAATACTATTTATACATCTATGGGAACTGTTCAAAGGATATTATATTGCGAAGATAGTAAACATCAATATAAGGTAAGCAATAAAACTTATCAAGATTATTTGCAAAGAAATTTAACGTCTTAATAAAATATTTTATATTTGAGATATGCCAACAAAAGAAGTTTATTTACAATATAGGTCATTTTTTATAAATTTAGGGCTAAATTATGAAGTATCTAAATTAGATGTTTATTATAATATTGTTAAGATTTATGATAAAAATAATAACTTAATTTTAATAATATAAAAAATATTATAAATTTTAATTATGGATTTAAGAGAGATGGTTAAAATAATAAGAGCCTCAAACATACCAAAATTAGAAGCTGAAATTATAGCAGGGAAGTTGATACAAGATTATAATAAAATAAAGAATTTAGAAAGAACTCCTAAAAGCAATGACATTTAAAGTTTATATCTCATTTAACGACTTTATAAATAATAAAAATAGAATTTATTATAATTTAGAAGAATTAAAGAATGAGCAAGGCAATGTTAAGTATTATGATTTTGATGAATATGGGATTGTATTTAAACTTGATGAGGAGCATATAATGACATTTGACAACATAATTGAAAACTAAAACAAGGAAAATGAAACTAAGTATAACAATAAAAGAATTAAGCACTTTAGAAAAGGATAAGGACGGTTATAAATACCGTTTAAATGGCGATTTTGTAAGAAGTGGATTTAAGACTGAACAAGAGGCATTAGATGATGCTGAACATCAATTAAAGAAATATGTAAAAAGAATAATTAAAAAGTAGACTTATTAAATAAAAAAAATCAGCCTCCTTTTAGGGGGCTTTTTTTATGATATAAAAATTTATTTTACCCTATTTCTATACCCCTTTAGAAAATAAAACTAAAAAAAACACAAAGGGTAGGTAAAAAGTAATTTTAATGTTTTATTTTAGCTTAACTACTTGATTATCAATGTCTCAAAAAATTAATTAAATTTATTGTTTTATTTAAAATATTATTATTACTTTTGTCATAAGTCGAGTTAGTAAAATATTTTTAGCATAAAGCCTAGTAGGGTTACTCGACTCCCGAACGGTTTTATGCTTTTTTAATTTATATATGTACCAATTTTCAATTTTTAAGGAGTTATTTAAAACAGATGTACCTTATACCGTTTCTTTGGATAAGGTAGTTGATAGAATAAAAAGCGGGGTTTCTAAATCTAAAATTGATAAGATTAGAAAAGGAGATAAGGAACTAAAGAAAAAACTACCTTGTATAACCTTTGCAGGGACTTTTAGCCATAGAGCTAAAAAGGGACTTATTGAACATAGTGGTTTAATGGTTCTTGACTTTGATAAAGTAACTAACCCCAAAGAGTATAAGGATATACTAAAAAAAAATAAACATTTTATATTATTATTTATTTCTCCAAGTGGCGACGGTGTTAAAGGGGTTATAAAATTAAATAAATGTAGTGCTGATGAACACGCTAAAGTTTTTAAGGCTTTTGAAAAAGAGTTTAACTTAGATTATTTAGATGCTGGTGGTTCAAATATTGATAGGGTATGCTTTGAAAGTTACGACCCTGACATTTATGTTAATTATGATGCTGAAATTTTTAATCCTACAATAGTTGATGATGGTTTTAAAGTTTCTGAAAGAGTGCCGTTAATCCCTATAACTAATGAGGATGTTATAATTGAAAAAATAATGTCATTTAATTGGAGCAAGAATTTTGTTGAGGGGCAAAGAAATGAGTATATTTTTGACTTAGCTGGGGCTTTTTGTGAGTATGGTGTTTCAGAGTTGTCAGCTACTAACTTTATCCAAAACCATATAAACTTAGATAGTTCATTCTCAGATAGGGAGGTTGTTAATACCGTTAAGTCTGCGTATAAACTTAGGTCTTTTAATTCTAAATATTTTGAGGACTATAACAAAATAAACTTAATAGCAAACGATTTAAAATACCCTAAAAATGATGTAAAACAAAAATACAACATTGATGATGATGTTTATGAGCAGATAAATAAAAACTCTGATAATGTTGATTTTTGGTATTATGACAAAAATAAAAATATTAAAATAGACCCTTTTAATTATAAATTATTTCTTGAGAATAATGGTTTTAGAAAATATTTTCCTAATAATGTTCTAAGCCCACAATTAGTTAGGGTTCAAAGTAATAAAGTGGAAGATACTTCAAACGATATTATTAAAGACTTTGTTCTTAATTATCTTTTAGAAAATGAAGAGGTCGATGTTTGGAAAAGGTGTGTTAATTATCCTAATCTTTTTAATGACAACTATTTATCTATGCTTGACACCATAGAACTAATGATGCTTAAAGATAGTAAAGATAAGTCTTATATAGCTTTTAATAATGGCATTGTTGAGGTTACTAAGAATAGTATTGATTTGATAGATTTTATTGATGTAGATGGTTATATTTGGAAGTCAGCTATAATTGGCAGGGATTTTATTTACTCTGAAAATACAGATAATGAATATTCTAAATTTATTAATAATATTAGCAATGAAGAACCTATGGCTATTGAGTGTGCTATCGGCTACCTTATTTGTAGATATAAAAATAAAATGAATAATAAGGCTATAATTCTAAATGATGAGGTTATATCTGAAAATCCAGAGGGGGGGACTGGTAAGGGATTATTTATTCAAGGGGTTAAGCAGATTAGAAAATCTGCAATATTAGATGGTAAGACATTTGATGATAAAAAGTCTTTCCCATATCAGACAGTTAGCCAAGACACTTCTGTACTTGTTTTTGATGATGTTAAAAAGAACTTTAATTTTGAAACAAAATTTAGTATTGTAACAGAAGGGCTAACTTTAGAAAGAAAAAATAAAGATGCTATAAAATTAACAGTAGAAGAAAGTCCAAAATTAGTTATATCAACAAATTACGCAATAAAAGGAGAAGGCAATAGCCATAACAGAAGAAGGCACGAACTTGAATTTGCTCAATATTATAATGGCGATAAGACTCCTTATGATGAGTTTGGTAGGCAATTATTTGATGATTGGAGTGATGATGACTTTATTTCTTTTGATAACTATATGCTGAAATGCTTACAACTATATTTAAAAGAGGGATTAGTTGAGCAAAACGCTAAGAATATTAGACTTCGTAAGTTTATAGCTGAAACATCAATGGAGTTTTACGAATGGGCAAGCGACAAAGAAAATCTTCAAATAAATGTAAGATGTGATAAAACTATTTATTTTGATAACTTCACTTCTGATTATACTGATTTTAAAAAGTGGCTAACAAAAAAGAAGTTTAATATTTGGATTCAAAAATTTGCAAACTTTAAAGGTTATGAGTATAATGATGGA